CCCCATCTCTCTGCTAGTTCGTCAACTTCTATGGTATTTGATATGTCAAAATTCTTTTCTAATATTTCCATAAATTTCCCTTTTATTAATATTTTTGTTTATAATAAACCAATATTACTAATTTACAAGTAATATATTAATAAAAAAGTGGAGAAATTTTATGAATAAAACTATATATGCACATACAGATATAGGCGAAGAAAAGGATTGGGATCAGGCAATAGACAAACTTGCAACCAATAACCAAGTAGCTGGAACGCATTACAAGCAATCTAGAATACAGCCGATAGACTATATATACGCTAATAATTTGTCATATAACCTTGGTAGTTGTCTTAAGTACATAACCAGAAGTAAAGGCGAGAAGAGCGATAGAGTGACTGACTTACTAAAAGCCAAACACTTTATAGATCTTGAGTTACAAATGGTACATGGAGTAGACGCAAAGGGTAATGACATAGGTAAGTATTCGGTAGAAGTTTCTCTTGATTAATGAGGTAACTATGAACTTATATGAGTTTGACGATCCAATTCTTAAAGAAAGAAACGGAAGAAAACCAATATATGTAAACAAACATCTTGCTAAAAAGTTTAAGGATTTTTGTAAGAGCGAGCAGAAAGAACCACATAAAGTGGCTGAGTATCTAATATCTTTAGGTATGAACTCTGTTGAGCATTACGAAGATCCTATGGTGTCTGTTGACATTGAAGCTCTTTAAATAGATCTTCTGTATTTTGCAACGAATCTGTTGCTTGGATATCTTTGTCTTCAACGGTTATCTGTCCTTTACCACAAGGGAAAGCATACATTACTTTCTGACAATTTAATGCAACTAAAGCATACACATCTATATCACCCTTCTCATAAAACCTATTTCTAGAATGAGAACCACAACGCAAATCAAACCGCCAGTTCTTTCTGGCTTTCTCTATTTGCTTTTGTGTTTTGACCTGGCACTTATAAAGAGTGTTGCCAACTTCAAAGATGATATCGGCTTTAGAACCATGTGGCATAACGGTAACGGTATCAGAATGGGAAGAAAGCACCGAGGCTACTAAGTATTCTCCAGATCGGCCAACTCTTTCTGATTGGCGCGACATGTGGTTATTCTATCCTTTCTATTATTTTTCTTAAATTTTTAGACAACCTGTTATATTGTATTTTTGCAAATCTAGCTGGATCTTCTGCTTGCGCAAATGGTTTTGTTTCTTTTCTAACTTCTTTTAGTATTTCTCGCATAACCAATTCTTTTGTTGGATTGTCTAAAGATTGATATTTTGGTGATACAACGGCCCTACTAATAACATTTTCTACAACTGGTCCCATGTATTTAGCTAATAATTGATCTGCTTGTGGATTACCAGTATATGGAAGAACATCTCTTCTTTTTAAACCAAGTCTGTCTATTTCTTTTTCAGCAATATTTTTTTGCTGCCTTACTGTTACACCAGTAAGCTGTCTTGTTATAGGTCCTGGCAAATTTATATTACTAAATGGTAAACGTACTGTTTCTGGTCTACCAGGAGCAGCTGCTCTTGTTGGGGATTTAAGCTCTGGTAACTGTTCTTGTGCTATAGGTATACTTCTTTGCAGTTGTTGTGCTACGTCTGGTATTATTTTTCCAGTTGGTTCTGTTGTCCTAAATGTTTGTTGTTGATCAATAAAGTCATTAAACATTCTAAACGGAGTTAAAAACCCACCAAGAACATCTGAACCAAACCTAGCCATCGCTTTGTTTATTTTTTCTTCTCTATCTATACCGCTTATATCATTAATAATATTATCAACTAATGCTAGTCCCGTTCCACCCCTAAACTGCGCACCAGATAGGCCCTGTATGATGTCTTTAGCATCGGGTGGTATTCTTCCTTGCTCAGACCAAACTACAAAATCTGCAACTAATAAATATGGCGTTAATGGAAAATATGGTCTTGCATCAATAGTTGTCCCGTCCGTTCCTTTTAATTCATACCACTTTTCACCGCCAAAACCTTCTCTTTTTGCTTCAATAGCACCCATTAATAAAGCGCTACCAAGCATAGATTTACTAAAAACCCCCATGTCACCAGCAGCAACTTTAGATCTTTCTTTTGCGCTTAATAAAGACAAAGGCCCCAGTGGACTATGTTTAAATTGGAATTCCATAGCGTTAGTCATAAATCTTGCAAATGGAAATACCGCCGTAGTTACGAATGGTACGGAGTTAGCAAAATTTACAAAAGCTTTACCAAAATCATTTTCTGGATCTTTTGCATATGTAAAAGACAAAGACTCATCAACAGCTGCAGATACATCGTCTTGTGTAATTTTAGACATGTCATTATTCTTTACAGCTTCTTTTAAATTGACGCCCTTTTTCTTTAAAGTTTTGTCTAAAGTAGCAGCAAACATTCCTCTTCTGTAATAATATTCCTGCATCCTATTTAATGTATTTAAACCATCAGTTATTTTTTGTGCGGTTTTAAATTTTTTAGCTTTTGTTGCATCAGCAACCTCAGAAGCATAATTAGTAAATAGTCTATCTTTTTCTTTTACAAAATATTTTGTTACAAAATCTGTTGCATCTTTTGCAAACCTTTTATCTCTTGTTAAATTCATTAATAAACCAAATGATTGGTTATAATCTACAGGTGTTTCTTCTTTTCCAAACAATCTTTTTATTGGATTAAAGGTTTCATTCAAGGCATTATCCATAACATCAGTTAAAGTATTAACACCAACCCTGCCTATTTGTGCTGTAAAGTTACGCATGGAAGTGGCAATTTGACTTACTAATAATCCTCTTCTGGTATTATCTAAATCTCTTAAGCCTTTTATTGTTGCCGCACCCCAGCTATCTTTCGTTGCAACGCCTGATATTTCTTGACCAATTTCATTCAGCCTTTTTTCTGCAACACTAAATCTTGCAAGTTTTTTACCAGCATCAGAAGCATTAATTTTTAAAAATTGCGAAAATTCTAAAAGATCAATTTTGTTTCTTTTTAACACATCAGTAAAAACATCTTTGTATTGTGGCGATGTTTTAGATAATTGTATTGCGTCTAATATTTGATCTGATATTTGCACATTTGGGTCTCTTGGTATGTTAAGTTCATTTAATATATCAACAGCAGTATCTACGGTTTTTTTATTTAACCCTACTGTAAGTTCTGGTTGTATATCTTCAGTAACAATACCAACTTTACCCCTAGCCTCTTCACCAAGCGCTTTTGAGAATGGTTGTATTTCTGGTTGTATTTCTTTTTTTGCCTGTTGGATAGTAGTTTCTGTATCAATAATAGATGGCTTTTCTTTTTCAATTGTTTGTTTTGCAAGATCTTCTGCTTCTACCTGTTGCAATTTATCAGCAACCCTTTTACTACCTAACGCTCCAGTTGCACCACCTAATGTAGCTCCTGCAAGCGCTCCTATGGTAGCTGCTTTGGCAGATTGTCCAATATCAAATCTTTCTTGTTGTCCTGCTTGTATTCTTGCTGATTGTCTAAAAGCATTATCTGTTGCTGTATATGCTCCAGCTTCTATAGCACCAATCTTTGCGCCTTGTTTTAAACCAGCTTTAGTTGCCTGTTTAACTCCTTCTTTAATACCTTGCTTTAATGCTTGCGCACCTGCTGTTGCCGCACCAAATGTTCCTATGCCAACATATGTTGATGGATCAGATAGTATTCCTGTAGCTGCTCTGCCAAATCCAGCTATGCTTGGAGCTTTTTCATCATACATATCCATTAATGTAACAAAATCTTTTTTTTGTTCATCTGTAGCTGTGTTTAATTGCGCAGCCTCAAGACCCATTTTTGGTAAATTATAATTAAACCACCCCATGTACCTTAGTGCATAATTTGCGTATTCTTTGTCAGAATCTAAATCAAGAGCATCTTCCCCTTCGTTCATTTTATAAACAGATTTAGCAGCGTTTATCCATGTAGGATTTTCAATTATATTTTTTTCAGTTAATTTTTTTGTATTTTGTATGTTTGTTTGTGTGGCAACATCTTGTTTTGCAAATAAATTAATAGCTTCTTGTTGCGTTGGTTGTCTATTACTAGTTAATTTAAGAGTTTTACCAGTATTAGGGTCTTTTATTTCATATACAGGCATGACATTTTAGCCTTCTATTTTTTTTATTATCAAATCTGTATTAACTTGTTTGCCAGGGATAAGACCAAGTTGTTCTAAAATAGATTGTGAATCATCTCTTTTAATAAAATTGTCATATATTATTTTTTGATATGAACTTAATTTTTCGACATCGCCATTAAATTCTTTTAGTTTATTTAAAACATTTAGTTCTTCTTGTTTCATTGCTTTACTTGGATCTATTTGTTTTGGTTGCTCTGTTTTATATCTTTCTAATAATAATTGTGGCAGCCCTTCATAACCTATACTTTTTGCTAAATTATAAAAAGGAGACTCTGGGTCTATTGTTTTAAGAAACTCTTGATAATTTTCTTTCATTTGTTTTTTTCTTTTCTTGCCTTCTTGCATTTGTTGTAACTGCATAGTGTTTTCTACAAAGTTTTTATCACCACGCAATGCACCTCCTAGTGCATAAAGCATTAATGCAAGTTTATCGTTTTTACCATCGCCTTTAGGCTTTAACCTCGGCGCTGTCACAACCGTATTTGGAACCATTTTATTACCATAAGGTACTAAACTGTCTGTTGAAAGAAATCCGTTTGCCATTTATAAACTCCTATAATAAGCTCATGCCATATAATTGCGCACTAGCTCCTAATATATCGCCTAAGCCAGTTTTTTGCGATCCTGTTTGCGTTCTAGTAACTAAAGGTGTACCCATACCAGCTTGTAGTAACCCAATCTGTTGTCTTGGGTAATCCAATGCTCTTTGGAACTCGCCTCTTTGCGCTTCGATACCTCTTTGTTGTAGTTGTTGCTGCTGCGCACCCGCTTGCCCTAGCAATCCTAATCCTTGTAACTGACCAGTTTGTAAACCACCTAGCAAGCCTGCTTGTTGTTGCCTTGCTTGTAATTCAAACTGTGGTGCAAACATTTGCATTTGCTGTTGCCTTGCCACATCACGCTCCGCCGCCGCTTGCGCCTGCTCAAAGCCAGACTGCCTTAAACCAGCAGCTGTTCTTGCCATTTGCTCTGCGTATGGCTTTTGTGACTCAGACTCTAATAATGCTGATCTTGAACCACCAAATGCGCCTGCTCTAATCGCACGCTCCTGCGCACCGCCTCGCGCTATGTCAGCTTGCTTTTGTATATCGCTCATCGCAAGATCTATAACTTGTTGCTGATAAGGTGATTGATATGCTCCGATGTCTTGACCGAGTAAAGATGCAGCTTGACCAGTCATAGGTCTTTGCTCTTGTGCTAATCCTTGTAAGGCTTTTGTTGGGTCGTAACCCATACCCGTTTCAAATAGTCCTCTAGTCGCCTGAAACTGTCGTAATTGATCTGGGTTAAATCCAGATACCATTGGGCCTGTGTAAGGTATAAACGGCTGTTGAGCCATTCCTCTAGCTGTTCCAAATAACTCTTTAAACTGTTCTTCTTGGAAGGCTGGTAAGCTTGCTTCAGATACTGTTGTGGTTTTTCCTTTACTCATAAGTCTTTTCTAATTAAATATTCTGTTTCAAATCCTAGATGTTTTAGTTTTCTTGTCCATCCTTTTCTACCGCCACCATACAATCTTTTGATGCCAGCTTGTTTTGCGAAGGCTTCTATAGATGGTAGCATTTCTTCTAACTCTTTATAATCACCACCACAAAATAAAAGATTCATTGCTTTAACTTGTGGATATATTACAAATTCTGTTATGTATGCAGACTTTTTGCCTGGCCATAAATGGAATATACCTTGTCTTATTTTATCCTCTATGTCTTCAATTGTATAGGAATCTTGATGTTTTACAGCTTTTGCTATATAGGGTTTGCACCTATCCCATTCAACTTCCCAAGGTTCTTTTTTAACTTGGTTGATGTCAATTACTTTGTTAGTCGCCTCTTGCATATTCCACAACGCTTGCATAAACCGTTAGATTACCAGCGCGATCTGCTTGTATTTTTACTATATCGCCTTGGTGTAAAATAATACTACGAGACAACAACTCTTTAGTGTCGTACGCATCAATAGTATATTCTTTAAATATTGTGTATGACACACCAGCATTTGTTATAGTTACAGTTATATCAGTTTGCTGGTTGTCATGGTCGCATACCAATATAGATTCTATTACTGTAAAGCTGAAATCATCACCACTTGGCGATGTATATAAAGTTGTTAAATCTGTAGTGGTAAGAATTTGATGTGCTGCTTCTGCACGTTGGATATATTGTTCTTTTGCAGCTAATCGCATTATCTTCTACCTCTTGGTCTTAGGTTGAGTCTTATTTTGCCAACTTGAAAGTCTTGGGTAGTTCCGCCTGTTACAGTCATTTGTACTTGTCTTGCTGTAAATCTTGCATCAGTATAACCATCATTTTCAAAAGTAAATGATCCAAAGTCTGTTACAGAACCCATCGGAGTAAATTTACCTTTAAAGCTTATAACCACACCAGGTAATGTATTTGCTTCTTCATCTGGAATGATTTGATTGCATTGCACATAGTTATCACCATTGCCTAATTCTATAGGACCGCTTGTGCAAAAAGGCACATCCGAGTCTAGATTTGGTGAGTTTGATAGCGTAGTGGATTCATGCTCATAAATAAAACCAAGTGAATCTCCTGCAATCGGGAAGTCAAATGCACCCTGGTCAATCCAACAGCCTCTATCTAATGATCCAATGGACCAAGTGTTTTCTAAGTAGTTCCAAATAATATATTTGTTTGGCCTGTATTGGCTTGTGCCTACTGGGAATCCCCACCATATCTCATTAAAGTTTGAGTTGTGTCCACCCCATGATGCGTTTCTACCTGGAACATTTAGGTTATCATAAACAAAGTCATGCACTTCACATGGTATTTCTCTTACAACACCATCATAAACAAAGTATGAGTTTTCACCCATCCATGCTAAGAAGTTACCTGTTTGTACTACTGACCTTCTGCTGATAGCTTTACAGTTAGCACCAGCTGTTGTAATACCATACACATATGGTGAACCAACGTAGCTCATTCTATCTATACCAGTATCACTAAAAATAATGACATCGTTTTGGTATTTAATACCTAGTAACGCTCTACCGCCTGTAGGTATTTGCAGATCACCTGCCTTATTATTGGCTTTAGATGTCCAGTTAGTATTATCTTCTCTATCGCTCCATGCTACCTTTCTAGGATCTCCGCCCGCACCAATAGCAACTAAATGTCTTTCGTTAGTTACTAATACTGATTGATTGTCTATCGGTGCATTGGGAACGACTGTGCCGATGGTATCAGGTGAACCACCTGTTGAGTCTGGTCGCCATTGATAAATTTTGCCGTCACCAGAAAAACAAAAGATTAGGTGTTCACCCCAGTTGTCAAAGGAGAAATGACCTTGTTGTAGAGGTAAACCTGATTGTGATCTAGCATCACCATAATCTTCTACACCCCAATGGTATGCACCGTAGCCTAATGGATCAGCGGTAACGTCATTTACAAATCCTGATGGTGTTATAT